TACACTTCTCCAACTTTGACGGAAACCGTAGGGTATTATCTCTATGTGAAGGCTAATAAAAATGGCACTACTGGATCATACGTCTTAAGTAAAAACGCTATCAAGCTGGAAGGTGTAGAGGGTTATTATCATTTCCTTGTAGGTATTCTAAACAGTGAATTTGAAGAGGATCGTTCCTTTGTCGAACTATTCGGATTTACAGAGATACTTCCAGGAAGAATAACTACAGACAGAATCGTTTCAAGCGATGGGCTAAATTTCATGGACTTTGTGAATAACGCTTTTCGTGTAGGAAATTCAGACAGCTATTTTGATTGGAATACCAAAGGAGATAAAAAATTACGTCTGAAAGGCACAATCGTGCAAAGTGAAAGTGGCGATGAAAGCCCTATAGGTTGTTTTCGTGGCGTATATGACAACTCTTATACCTATTATTGGGGTGATGAGGTTATCTATGATGATGGAACTGGCTATTCTATGTATCGTTTTGTATCAAAGAATCCCGTTAAAGGTATTTCTCCAAATAATAGTAACTATTGGATTATTGTAGCCCAAAGAGGTGTGGGTATTTCAAATACAGACGTTCTGTATGCCATATCATCCAGTAATACTACAGCACCAACATCCGGTTGGCAGACAACAGCTCCAGCCTGGAAAGATGGATATTACATTTGGAGTAAAACTAAAGTTGTTTACACGGATGGCGACATAGTATATACAGATGCAGCTTGTATCACAGGTGGCAAGGGAGAAACAGGCAATGGTATAAGTTCAATAATTGAGCAATATTATTTATCATCCTCTGCAACTTCCCTTTTAAATGGTAGCTGGTCTAATTCACGTCCAACTTGGAAAAATGGTTGGTATATATGGACACGATCCGTTATTAATTACACAAACGGCAACAGCATTACTACAGAGGCTATTTGTGTTACTGGAGAAAAAGGAGAAACTGGGGATGATGGTATAAATGGTGATTATTTTGAATATCGGTACGCTGTTAATGGCTCCAGAAGTACACCGCCTTCACTGAGTAAAACGAGCCGTAATCCTTCGGGATGGAGCACAACCGTTCCAACTGTAGGAAACTTGCAATACTTATGGTTTACAGTAGCAAAAATCAATGGTGAAACAAATTCATTGATACAGAACTGGAGTACACCAGCCCGGCAAACTCCGTATGATGGAGTGGATGGTAGAAATGGAGATACTGGTCCGACTATGGTTTATCGTGGTGTCTATGGCAGCTCTAAAGTTTACTATGGTACTTCAAAACGTGTAGATGCAGTAAAATATAACGGACACTATTATGTTGCCAGAGTGGATGCCGGAAATGGCTTTCAAAATCATGTACCTACCGATACTGCTTATTGGAATGATTTCGGTGCTGAGTTTGAGAGTATAGCAACTAATTTGCTATTGGCTGAGGGTGCTAATATCGGAGATTGGTTTATGAGTGGTGGAAAGATTGTTTCTACACTCTTGGATGGTAATAAGATCATTCTTGATGCTTCAATGGCTCGTATATTGATAGAATCCAGCCGTTCTGGTGGTGATTATTCAGAAAGCCAATATCAGGGATCTAAAATTACGATAGATGCGAATAACGGCTTGATTGAAGCCCGAAGTAAAAGCAATAGCCGTGTAGCCTATATGTCGCCTACGGGTATCTTTTGTAATAATGCAGAAACACAAGCTGTTTCGGCTATTTTGGGTTATACGCATAAGGCTTCTATCGTAGGGCTTGGATTTGGTACTGTGAATAAAAGTGATTGGAACAATGAAAACTTTTTAGCTGGCGTATATGGTAGAGCTTCAAACAGTGGCACAGCCCCCGCTTATGGTGGCTTCTTCCAGAATTTGATGGCAGCAGGTCTATTTTTACATAGAAAGGCTATAGCAGAAAGCTCTTCTTCTGTTTATTTGTCTGAAACAGACAGCTTGGTTATTGGATATTCAAGAAACCAGCAAATCGTTTACCTCCCTTCTGATGGTGTGATTGGTAGGACTATATTTTTTAAGCAATGGTGGACAGGATATATGAGAGTTTACCCACGTAGCGGAAATGTGTTGTATGATGATCACACCCAAAATGATTATTATGATATTGGCGAAGGTCAGGGTGCTATATTCCATTTTACAGTGGGGTATGTCGATGGTGTAAAAAAATCAGCATGGTTAGTTAGTAGATATAAATTTTAATATTATGATTGAATATGGCTATATAAACGAAAACGGATCTCTTGTTTCTAAATTTTTAGAGGAATACAGTGAGAAGTTTAAAAATGAAGAAACTGGAGAGATTGAAACGAGAATAGTATCAATCCAGGAGCAACAAACTGAGTTGTCCGCTTTAGGATGGAAACATGTAGAGCTTGTGGATGATACAAAATTACAATGTCCTGAATACTATAGTGTTCGTATTGTACCTTATGACGCTGGAGATAAAATAAGCTATAAATACGAGCAAAGATTTAACGCTAAACTTGTTCGGAATAAGATAGATGAACTGAAAGCCTCTCTTACCAGCAATGACAGCGTTATAGGTGATTATCGTATAACGAAATGTTATGAGGCTTCTTTAATCGGGCTTGATATGCCGTATGATATAGAGAATCTTCACCAACAAAGGCAGAGTGTACGGGATGAAATAAACAAATTGGAAGCCTTAATAGCTTCAAAAATATAATTCTCTGTATTAAATGGTGTATATGTACACCAAATAAATTATATTTGCAGTTATTAATCAATAACTTAATAAAATATGGATTGGGCAGCATTATTTGCGTGTATAACAGCTTTAGGTACGGGCTGGTTTGCGTATAATCAGTTAAAGCATAATCGGCTTGCTGATATTAAGGCTAAAGAACTTGAAAGACAATTAGAAAGAAAAAGCACTCGCAGAAGTGAAAACTCTGCTCGTGTGTATGGTGAAATTCATAAAGTATTGAATGATCTTTCATGTGATCGTGTGTATATTATACAACCATATCCTTTAGGAGATAATCATTATCTCACAATCTTGTATGAAGTTACCGCTAAAGGGGTTGCCCGTATTAGTGACTTTTGGCAAGATATTAAGATGTCTGAACTTCCAAAGTTTACGGCTTCAATGGCTCGAAATGAACTTATGCTGATACGTGATATTGATAGTTTGGATGGAACACATGCAAAGGCTATGTTTAGCTCCAATGGAACACAGTCTTTAATCGTTCAAAAATTACATGATACTACCCATGATTGGGTTGGTTCTTTGGTCTGTGATTTTACAGAATCCATCCCTGATGATTTTGATGAGGAAGCAATCAGAAAAAAACTTCATTTTGCAGCCATGCACATTCAGTATATCCTTCCAGAAGTAAAAGAACGCAAGTTATGAGAGTAACAGAATATCTGAAAGAACTTATCAAAAATGGATCGGGGCACAGTAGCAAGAGTTTTTTTCTTGTTGCCGTTACCTTAATGGGGTGCTTCCTTCTGCTTATTGTCGGTTTTATTTTGGTTTATGAAGTAATCGTAAACAAGTCTATCAAAACCGATCTTATGGGATTATCGGCTTTTGTCGGTGCTATCACTGCTTTGTTTGCTTCGGCTGGAGTAACTAAATGTTTAAGCGAAAAAAATGAAAATAAAAACGTATGA